CTCTCAGCAACTGAGCAGATAGTTGCGCCTTATGTTTTACCGTAGCACAAATTGTGGCGCGATGAGCATGCCATAATACAGCTACTATCATTAAGCCGACTACTAAACCTATTACCCACATCGGAACCATTATAGCTACATAAGCTAAACCAAAAGCTGCTAAACACACTCCAAAGAACGTTACGCTCTTTAAAAGCACACCAAGGATTAAAAATAGTATTCCGACGCCTACTAATGCTTTAATCATATACCCGAGCATTTCTTGTCTTTGTGCTTCTCGTGCTAGCTTAACTTTGTCGGCAGTATCCTTAGCGATACGCTCAATCTCAGTTTTTCTATCAGCTTCTAATCTTTCAATAGTTTGTTTATTAGCTGCTCTTAGAGTGTCTTTTTCTTTCTCTTTAATTAAAATAAGAGCTTCAGCTGCATCTAATGCGGCTTTCTGCTTAACCGCTAGATCAATATTTGCTTTATACTTTATATAAAGCTGGTCAATAGTTTTAGTTTTCTCTACATCTAGTTCGTCTTTAATTTTTTCTTTTTGCTCTTCAGTGAGTTTATCGCCGCGCATCATAATTTCTTTAGAACGCAAATGAGCGATAGTGGTGTTAATGTCTATTTTTTTCTTTTCTTGAGTTATTTCATATACCCCATAATTTAATTGACTGATTACGTTAAAGTTCTCATTGTCTTTTTTGGTACGATCATCATACACTTTCTGTAGATCTTCTCTAAATTTAGCATAATCTAGTTCTAACTTTTTGCGAGCTTCATCTACTTTTTTATCAGCATCAGTTATTTGTTTAACATTTTCATTTACCTTTTGGGCGGCAACTACCGAGCCGGTACTACCGTTAGCTAAGCTCTTCCATTGTTCAGGCCACTTCACGTTAGGAAACATTGAACAACCAGTGAGAAAAAGACACATTAAACTTAGATATACATAACGCATAACTATATTTACCTAAGCATCAGTTTTTCTGTAGTGGTTAATAATCTTTTGAAGATCAGGCCGACAGAGGGCACACTTTTTAGCACAGCACATATACCTCTGAAGATGCTCTATAGTGTTAATGCTCTTTATGTTACGGATTAATGAGCATACTTCGCTATAAGATACATTATAGCACACACAGTAGGTACCTACTAACTGTTTTTTAAGGGCGTCGTCCATTTAATACAAATACATTTACATATACCCTTCGTAGTAATGTATTGTATTCTCTTTCAGAGTAACAAAAATGCCGGTCTCCCCACACGTCATAATAACCGTAAGGGTCATTAGGATAGCGTGTGAGTAAAGAGTTTAAATCGGTTATATTAAACATGCTCCACCTGCACATGCTTGACCTGCTAATGTAGTTGCATCAACAAATGTCTCGTTTATTTCTTTAACCTCGCCCCACTCAATAATTTTATGAGTGCGTTTAATATCGAGCCATCTTTTCCATAACCAAACATGCTTAAGGCAATAGGTCATTTTGCGAATATCCCCCTCGAAATAACGTTCTGCGAATTGAGTGGCTCTACGTACAAACTCTTTTTTATCTTCTTGACCTGCGTTATTGTAATTCTCTCTATGAAAGAGTACTGCGCTGGAAGCATCCCAAAGATTGTCGTTAAATGCTCTTAGACCGTCAACAATAAGGCCTGAGGCTAAAATAGCAGCATCCCCATAGGTCTCGGCAATTTCTTTTGCATTTAAAATAGTGCAAAGCGGGGCCTGAACATAGTCTAGATCTCCTGAGGAGGATAGTAAAGATATACCAGCAAACCACTGACGGTTCCTATAGATATAATCTCTTACCTCGTCCCACTCCTCGGGACGTACTGTAATAGTATTACTCACATTATGACGTAGCTCAGGCATTGCACAAAGGTCTTTATTAGTGCCAGACTCTACCCAATTTTGTTGAGTAAGTTTAACTTTGTCGAGTAGCTCAACCGCACTTAAATGGTTCTTTACAATAGCGCCTTTAGGCACCTCGCAAAGGAATGTAACTACTACGTCTGTACCAGAAGCACTCCAAGCAGACTTTTCTACTGCTTCTGGATTAGTTTGCTTGTAGATCTGAGCAGGAAATTCATTACGATTTGCTTGAACCCGGCGCATATAACGATGAGCATGATGAGGATGAACCCCACTAGCAGTGCCTAGAACACAGGATGTAGTACCGGCAGGCTTTACACAGGTTGTACGCGCTGCAGGGTTAATACCGATAAGCTTGGCGATCTTTTTGTTCATCTTCTTGATCTCCTGTGCACCTTTGCGTTGAATATCTGGCGCAAGAAGAATATCAGGGTTATCCATAATACCTGTAATCGAACAACCGAGAAGAGCTTCTCTTTCAGTAATCTCTTTGGTTTCCTTACTGACATACTTAAAATTACTATAACCAGCTTGCATCGTTCCAATTACTGCTGAGGCGCGGCATGCCTGTAAAAACTTCTCTTCAGTGTCGCAATAGCGGCCATTAATCTCGGTAAGATTACAGAACTGCCAGCCAGAGCGGCCATCCTCGGTTTGAGGGTATAGACCAATTTCTACACAAGGGTTATAGCCGCAGTCCTCAGAATCGGCAAAGACGAATCCAGGCTCTCCGAATTGCTTGGTCGATTCAATTAATGCATCAAACTCTGCCTTGGTGACATCTTTCTTTACAAGTAAAACAGAATTGTTTGATCTGCCGCGTTGTGGGTTCTCCTCGAACCAGTTGCCTGTTTTAGCTGCTAACATTTCAGCGTCGTCTTTACTAAACAAGCAAATAGTAGCAGAACGGCGCACACCACCTGATAGAACCGCGTTACTGCAATGCATAATGATATCATACACATCAATAGGGCGTAGTTCAGCAACATCTTTATTTTGAAGACGACTTGTAATAACTTTACGTGCGCGGTTAAGAGAGTCAGCTAATCCATTAGGGCCTGGGGCCTTAAATTGACCAGCAATTAATGCTCCTTCCGGTCTGATATTTGAGAAATCGAATTCGATATCATACCCGAAATAATCAGGCATGGTGGGCTTTAAGAAGAAAGAAGACATTAACACGCCAACACAGTCGGCCCAACCCTCAATACTATCTTCAGGCTTATATACCTTTTTACCTTTTGTGGTAGCAGCAACTTTAGATAATTTCTTAACATGTTTATGTTGTACACTAAATCCAACACCGCATCCGCAGAGTAATAAATACATTGCTTCTTGGAATGCAGCGGGGCGATCAATATATCCAAAGGAACAGTTATATACCTTTGCGTTATGCTTGAAGATTGGGTCTCCACCAAACTGAAGGAGTCGTTGAGCACCTAAAACTCTTTTTTTCCGTACTTGGAGCTTGGCGAATTCAAATTCTTTCTTAAACTCGTCATTCTTTAAAGCTTCTGCGTATTGAGTAGCATGCATATCAAATACTCTTTCTACCATTTCGTCCCAGGTTTCGCGCCGCTGCTTTTCGGGCAAATACTTTGCATACTTTGCGTATGTGGTGTAGTCAGATAGTGCTTTTAAACTCATAGGAATATTATTTATATATTATACGGGCAAAATATAATTTTTCCCGCAATAAAAAAAAGTTATAAGGGCCCGTCTACTTGTTGGTGTTATACAAGTTGAGTTTTTTTACTATAAATTTTACAATTTCGCTTCTTACGATATCTTCTTCGGTAAGATAAAAGACATGTACCCCATGTTGGCGGCTAAGGTCGTCATTAAAAATATTGCACATTTTATCAAAGCCGGATTTACCATTTATATCTGATTGCATAGGATCTCCACAGATAAAAAGCTTACTAAAATGGCCTACCCGAGTCAAGAGAGTGGTAAGTTCTTTCTGGGAAGAGTTCTGAGCCTCATCCATAATAATACCCTTAGCATTCCAACTTAATCCTCTGAGATAGCCAGTAGGCTTACCTTGAATACGTTTCTCTTTTTGAAGATTGTTTATATCGGATGTATCCAACATCTCTTCGAGTTTTTCCATTAATGGCTCTAGATAGGGTGAAAGCTTTTCTGTCGCGTCCCCTGGAAGAAATCCCATTTTATTATCACTACTTTCTACTATACTACGGATATAAATTAAATCACTTACCTTTTTTAAATTCATTAACTCTAGTACAGCAAGAGTTGCGAGAAAGCTCTTACTACTACCGGAAGGTCCTGAGAGAAATACTATCTTAGTGTTATTATCTAAGGCTATTCCAAGAAATTCTTTTTGTCGGATTGTTAAATCCGGTCGCTGCTTTATTAGGATTGGCCTATTTAGTTTTTCGTTTTGGTGTACTATAAGACTAGTGTCTTTAGTAGGATGTTGAGAGTTAGGTTTAGACGGACGCTTTTTTTTGCTCATCTAATAATACTTACAAGAGCCATAAATATAATATATGCTATTTAATAACTTTGATACAAAGGTGCAATCTCTATTAAAAGAGTTCACCGAGACATTTCCGGTAGAAGTACAGGAAAAGAAAGGCGCTCGTTGTACTAAAGTGACAGGGCAGACATCTTCTACCCGAGCAGATAAAAAATATATGCGGTGTGCGAGAGTGGGCGGAACTCTAAAAAGAGTGCACTATGGCGATCCAAACTTACGTATTAAGAAATCAAACCCTGCGCGGCGCAAATCTTTCAGGGCTCGCCATAAGTGTTCTACAGCTAAACCAGGCACGGCAAAGTATTTTAGCTGTAAGAACTGGTAACGCGTTAAAAATAAACAAAAAAAACCCTAGTATTGCTACTAGGGTTTGTAAACTAACTATGGATACTTTTATCCGGATTTTACAAGAACACTGATTGGGTACCTGGAACGAAGCTTGTGCCGAGACCAGTTACGATAATCAAGTGGTAATACAGAGCTGCGCCAAAGATATGATCAATGACACCATAACGGGTCATTAAACCAACTCTTGGGGCGAAGTCATTAGGTCCGATTGTACGTTGTACCATTACAGGGATGTAAGGGCAATACACGATACCGGTATCATAATACTCTGTACCCTTATAACCTAGAAGAGCATATTCAAGAGCGGAAGCGCGGGTACCGACTTGAAACTGTGCTTCTGTGCGGGTATCACGGTAAACGTTAAAACGACCGCCAACAGTACCGACTTTTGCGATACCAACTGGTTGTGTGTTTACGTTGCCTTGTACTGAGAACCATTGGAACTCAGGTAGCATTTCTAACATTGCGCAGACGCGAGGAGTAGCAACGATGAAGTTAGCTGCACCACGACGGTTGCGGATAGCAACGCGATTAGCTTCAACAATAACCTTGGCATAGAAGTCACGGTTACGTTCACCTAACCAACGACCATCAGCTGAAACTGGTGACCAGACTGAATATCCTTGACCGAAGCCAGCATTAATTGCTACTTGGCACATACGGATAATCATTTCGCGGTCGATTTCAGCTTGAATTTCATAACTCATAGCATTGGTGAGTTCGTTATCGATATCGATACCGTTCATGTTCTTGAGATCTTGCTCAAGTTCTACTGACCAACGAGCTGCTAATCTACGGGTACCAGCTTCTACAGCTGTCTTTTCGAAAGCAACAACCATTTGTGGGATGTTACTTGAAAGTTCAAAGTTCGCTAAAAGATTAGCTACACCTTGATCGTTACCTGGGATTGTGAAGAGCTCTGCGCCTGTTGCGCCTGTAGCACCACCTGATAACCAGCTCGCGGATGTACCGGTAAAGCGAGTATTGAGGTAGTTATAACCAGCCTCAACGCCGTCTGTTGGTACTGTCCAGCCCTGTGGGGTATTGGAAGTAGCACCGTAAGCGCCGTCTGGGCTTGTGGAACCTAATGGATCTGATTCGTATTTATAACGAAGGGCAAACGCGAGACCAACTGGACCACTCATAGGTTGAACGCCAACGATTTCGTTGGTGATCAATTCTGGGAAGGTACGGCGGATCATCGGAATGAGGATCTTTGGAAGACGAGCATCGCCAGAAGCATAGAAGTCGCTTGATGGCTTGCCACCGAATGAAGAAGTGGTGCCGAAAGCGCCACCTGTCGATGCAGTGTTACTAGCTTCGTTTAAGCACCATTGTTCTTGATTTTCAAGAAGAATAGCGGTATTTAAACGTGTATGGTCGTCCTTAATAGCTGCTGTTGTCTCATCAGCATGATCGAGCAATGGGGCCCACTTTTTGAGAAGGCTCGAAGCACGATCTTGATTGATGTAAGATTGTGAGGGTTTGACTGATTTCATATTATTATATTTTAATAAACTAACTAACTCAAGTACTTAAACAGTACTTCAACGATTGAAATTATACTTATAAAAAAAGCCCCCAGAAATGGAGGCTTTTGTTAAAAAATCTGATTTACTAATTAATACGCTTTCTTAGTAAACTCTGTAACATAGGCTTTAGAAACAAAGTCTGACCCATCATGCTCTGCAGATGAATATGACTTAGATTCATTTACTACCTCGTCTTGTCTTGTAACATCTGCACCCTTTGTTTTAGGTTGTGCGGATTCTCTAAGAGTCTCGATTTCATTTTCTTCTTTCTTATCATATAAATCGGAAACATAGTTAAAGTTCTCTGTAATTTCTGTCATTTTCTTTTCAGAAAGAACGCGGA